TTATTTAATTTAGTTCACGACCCCTCAAAAACAGAAAAGTTCTGGTATACACCTAAATATATCTATCCGAAAAAGAAATTTGGCGAAATTCCTATGACTTCTGAACTCAAAAGCCCAAGGACAAGATTAAGACAGCGTCTGATAGAATTCTGGTCGGCAGAGAAAAAAGCAGGAAGACATATAAAAGTTGAAGTAATTTAAATATGAACTTAGCAAATAATATAATAAAAAGTTATAAACTAAAAAAAATTCTAAAGTTTCTTAGAAACCGCTCTATTCCAATTACTGAAGAACTAAAAAGTTTATCTGATAAACACTTTAAAAATACTAAAGAAAGTCTAAAAGTGTTTTATAGTGTAGTAGGTGAGTTAATAGATTATGGAATCAAGAATAGAAATAGTAAGTAATCCTTTTTTCTGGTATGGAGTATTTATTACTTTATTTGTCTTTATTAAATATATAATTCCACAGATATATAATTCTATTTCTAAACATAAATCTGAAAGTGACTTAGAAAAGATAATAATTATTATTAATAAAAATCAAGAGATACTGGAACAAACTTATAAAAATATATCTGTTATACTTAATAATTTATTAGAAAAGAATTCTGAAATATTTACAGAACTTTTAATAATAAAGGAAAGATTAACACAGTATGATGGGAAAGCAAAATAATTCAAATAATACTATGGAAAAGATTATTACTAATTTAGTAAAACAAGTAAATACTATGGAAAAGATAAATTGTTTATTAGAACAGTTTATAAAAGATTCCTTAAATAATAAGGAGATAGTATATGAGCGAACTAAAATACAAAATATGTAATAATTGTAAATCTCAATCTAATAATGTTGTCACCTATTTTACAGATGAAGTAAGAATAAGTTATATTGATTATGATATAGAATCTAAAAGTCTTGAAGACAATAAACCAGAATACTATATAAAAGGTTATGCTTCTTTACCAACTAAAGATAGAGAAGAAGAAATTGTATTAAAAGATGGTATTATATTTGATGAGTTTTTAAATTATGGTTATTTTAATTTTGACCATAGACACGAACCTCCCTATATTTTAGGGGTTCCTACTAATGCAAAAATAGATAATCAAGGGTTCTATGTAGAAGGTAAGTTATTTGATACTCCTTTAGTAAAAGATATAATAGAACTATATAATACTTGTAAGAAAGCAGGAGTAAGAAATCTTTTAGGATTATCAATAGAAGGAAAAGTTTTAGAAAAGGACTATACTAATCCAAATATTATTAAAAAAGTATTAGTTAGATGGGTAGCAGTTTCCCCTAAAGTAGTTAACTATGATACTACTAAAACACTTGAATTTGTAGTAAAAAGTATACTTACTAAATCAGATATAGTATTACATCAGGACCCAAGAGGAGAAGGTTCTGGAACTAATGTTTCTTTATCTAAAGAAAGTGTAAAAGAGACACCTGTTCATACTTCTTATACTACAGTAGATTTACCTATAAGCGGACAGGGTTCTTTACCAGTAGTAATTAATAATGAAGAAGATTTTAAAAACTATATAGCGTGTTATTTAGTTATTAATAAGGGCTTTTCTTTAGAGAAGGCGTGTAGTAAAGCAAATGAATTAAAAAGTTTATATAAAAGATTTAAAAAACATTAATATGCACACAATTGTTATTATGTTCTAATAGAATACTTTTAATCCCAAGATTCTTATTTACTACATAAGCATTATTTACTATATTATATACTTTTCTTATATCTTCTCCTGAAATATCAAGTGCTTTACCAGTAAAATGAGCAGAAGAAGGAATTATTTTACCCTTTTTATTCTCTTTTGTTACTGGGTTTATATAATCATAAAGACATTCTGCAGGATATAATGGAGATACTATAATACCAAGATTAAGTAATTTACTCCATACTCGTTGCCACCAGTAAACTTTTTTAGAAGATTCTGGAACTATTATTTTTATAGTATAATCTGTTCCGGCATAAGTTTTTAATTCGGAGAAATCATCATAAATATTCTTTTCTTTAGCATACTTTAATATTATATCAAGTTGCTGTTCTCTTGTTCTTATACCTGAAGTCACATAAGCAATATACTTTTCTAAGCCAAAATAGTAATCTAATTTATTTACTAATATTCTCAAAGTATCATTCAAAATTACTTTATCTGTTAATAATAAAAATCTATTAGGCATTTGTCTTTTAATTAGTTTTTATATCTAATTAAATAAAAATGTGATAGTATATGTCAAGATTACCTAAATATATATATCCTCCGTGGAGAAAACATTTTGCTAACCCAGATTTAGGAAGATTTATAACTCACTTTGATAATGCAATAGAAAACCAGGGTTATAATATAGAATATCAATATCATATTACTTGCCCTTGTGTATCTATGAACACTATGTCTGGATGGACAATAGAAGGTGGTATAGGAAGTCCTAATCCGGTATGCCCAACTTGCAAAGGCACCGGCAAAGCATATATTGAAACTATTAATACTAAAGCCATAATACATTCTATTATACAAAGACCAAGAGAATATACAGAAGCGGGGAGAATAGAATTAGGGACTATTATGGTGACACCTAAAAGTGAAATAAAACTAAATTATTTTGATAGATTAAGATTAGTAGATGAAGAATTTGTAGTAAATGAATTAATTAGTTCTAATACAGAACATATTTATATTTTGCAACATAATCCTCTTACTATTAAAAAAGTATTAATGTATATACCTAATATTCAAGACCCTAAGACATCCATAGTTCAAGAATTGATATTCAACGAAGATTTTACTGTAGACCTTGCTAAATCTACTATAACTTTAAAATTATCTTCTTATCCGTCTAAATATAATTTATCTGTATTATATCTTGGAAATCCCTGGTTCTATATTATAGATGTTATACACCACGCAAGAGGAAGAAGGATAAAGTTAAAAGAACCTGAAGAGAAATGGTATTCTTTACCAAGACAGGGGTTAGCAAAAAGAGGAGATATTATTAAAATATAGTTTATGCCTCGTTTGTTTACTAAAGAGAAATTTATAAGATGGTTATCTCAAGATACTAAACATAAATATCTTTTTAAATATAAATTTACTAATCCGACCCAAAGTATTATAAAAAATAATATAGTAGTTAGAGATGTATATGGTATAAAAAGAATATTTGAAATAGAATTAGATGCTTATAAAGGGATAATATCTTGTAATTTAATAAAAAGTATTAATACTAAATGCCCTGATTGGAGAGAATATTTATTAAGAATAAAAACTTTAAGACCTTTTACTAAACGTATTAAAGAATTACTACAGGAAAATCTTACTACAGAAGAAATTATTAAACAAATCATAGATGATATAAATAAAGGGAAATGTAAAGCCCCTAAATGGGGAATAGATAGTATCCCTTACTTAGTAGAATACTATATTAATAAGTGGAAGAATAAGATATTAAGAGAACTAAAAAAAGAAACAGAAGGAGAATATAAGTCATTTAAAAACATATCAGATTTAAACAGATTTTATTTATAGGCATAGAATAAAAACTGTTCTACGAAATAAAATGGTCTATAAATGAAATTAGGAAGTCTGGAGATATATTAGTGTTTTCAAATACTATATAGCCATCATAGTTAGTATCTTTTAACTTACTTGCTATACTATTTAGTAAGTTTGTATTAGTATTTTCTGGAATATATATTAAAGAAGCGTTAATATCTAAATTATCTATATAAGTAAACCTATGCCAGTAATAAAGTGTTTTAAAAGAAGGATGAAATATCTTAGGTATAGTAAGATTACTTACTAACTTGATAACATTACTATATTTAGACATAAATATTATACTTTCTAAAGCAGGAAGAGAATGTATTATATTATTTAACAGATAAGGATTAAAAAAATCTGGGGTTATTCTTAATAATTTAATCTTACTTACTATAGTGAAATCAATAAGATTAAAAGTATCTAAACTATCTAAAACTAATTCCAGAAAAGGAGAATTAGAGGATATTTTATTATTATAATAACTCTGACATATTAGCATAACCAGTATTTATTATACCATTTTATAGAAACTTTTAAAGGTATTATTTCTTTAAACTGCTTTAAAGTAGGAACAATTTCTAAGAATGGAAGACACTTTTCAATATAAACTTTCTCATCTGGATGAACATCAAATATTATACTATCGTGAATTATATTTACTATTTTTGTTTGTTTATTTATTAAGAACTTTTTATAAAAAGTAATTGCTTTTATTAAACATAAATCAGACGCTGTTCCTTGAACAGGGGCATTTATACTTTCTCTGTATATTCTCATATACTGACCTTTAAATAATTTTATATAGGGATTATTTACTTCTGGGAAATGTCTTCTTCTTCCTACAGAATATTCCGCATAACCATTATTTAAAACACTATTATATACCTCTTGATTATATTCTTTAATTCTCGGATAAATCTTGAAATACTCGTTTATTAACTTTTCTGCTTCATCTATTGAAATTTGTAATTGTTTACTTACTCCAAAAGATGTAATACCATATTGAAGTCCTAATACTAAAGTTTTAATCTTATTACGTTCTTCTTTAGTAATATCCTTTGGAGATTTTTTAAATATTTTAGAAGCAGTTTCAACATAAATATCTTTATCTTTTCTAAAAATTTCTAATAGATTTTTATCACCGGACATCATAGCCATTACTCTCATCTCCATCTGACTATAATCACATTCAAGAATATAACCGTTTTCATAACGAGAGCAAAAAATTTTTTTAACTTTACCTTCTTTAGGGATTTGCTGGAAATTTGGAGAAGATGAAGATATTCTGCCGGTCACAGTTCCTGTAAGATTAAAATTACTATGTATAAAATTATTATTATCTATTTTATCAAGATAACTTTCTAAATAAGATGTTTTTTCTTTAAAAAGATTTCTATAAAGTATAAGATTATCAAATAAATCTTTATATTGTGGGTTATATAGTTTTAACTTTTCTATATCTTTTTCTCCTGTAGCAATCTGTCCAGAAATAAGATATTTTATACTTTTTAAATCTTTTAAAGTTTTTAAATAAGAAGATAGTTCTTTACCTGAACTCCAGTTGATTTTAGCATATTTATTTAGTTGTTCTAATACTTTAGTAATTTCACTATCTATTTCACTTTCTATTTCTTTAAATCTATTTAAATCAATTTTAAATCCTTCTAAACTAATCTTAGTAAGAAATTTATCAAGAGAAAGTAAAAAATTATAATAACGTTTATTATAGTTTTCATTTATAAGTTTAAGATAAAGTAGTCTACTATAATATACATCTGAACAATTATAAATAAGCATTCTTTTTTGAAGTCCTATTAAGTCCTGTTCAAGTTTATCTTTTTGCATTATTAATTTCTGAATTCTTTTTTGTTGTGTTTTATTAGGAATAATATTATTATATTTTAATAAATCTTCTTTAATCTTTTCTATTTGATTTTTGGTTTTTAGAAATTCTTCTAATGGATTATCATATAATTGATAATTTAATTCCCCCGCTACCATATCCTTTAATGTTTTACCGGACGCAGATAAAAATCTATTCTCATCTTTAATATATATTAAAAATAATATATCTTCATATTTTATCTTATCTAAAATATTATTATCATACTTAAAATATCTTAATAATCCAATTATATCAAATTTAGTATTATAACCTATTATATTTATTTTATTATCAATTATTTTATCAAATACTATCTTAAATAAAGATAATGAACTATTATTAAATAAATATACTTTATTATCATCTTCTAATCTCTGAACAGCAATACTTTCTATTTTAAAATCTTCTGAAAACTGATTAAGTGAATTAGTTTCTATGTCAAGGATAAGATTTTTACTTTCTAAAAGGTCTTTAATATCTTCCTCAGAATTTACTAATTTAATATCTATTTCAGGATTAACTGAACGATTTAAAAGACATTTTATCTTATTTATATTCTCATCTATATTTAATTTAAATAAACGCCATATTGGAACTGGAATAACTTTTTTATCTTGAACTTCATAGATATTATAATATATAGGTTTAAATATTCCTAAAAAGTTTATTATTTGTTTTCCAAAGGCAAAAATATATTTACCGTTTATAGTTTTTAAAAATTCTTCTCTTGCTTCTTCTGTAGATTTATTATTAAAATAACAATAATTAATATCTTTAGCAAGATAGTTTTTTGATATTATACAATTTACTAATGAGATAAAATAAAGATTATATCCATAGAAATTATATTTAAGATATTGTATAGTATTTTTATGATTATAATCAATAAAGAAAGGTTCATCTGTAATAAAATATAAATTATTATCTGGATTATCATTTATTTTTATATTAAATGTATTATTATTATAAGTTTTAATAAATATATTACTATTAACTATATTATTATAAGTTTTACAATTTTTACACTTAGATAACATAACTTGCTCCGTCTTTTTTATATACTTGTATATATTGACTCACTTTATTTAAAGATGTAGATAAACGAGGTGCTGCAATAAANNGATGTGGATAAACGAGGTGCTGCAATAAATATCTGCATATTATTCTCTTTACAAAAATTATCAAAAAGTATTAGTAAACTTTCTTCATTCTTAGTATCAAGGAAATTTAAAAATTCATCAAATATCAATACATCTATTATATTTTTATTTATATTTTTATATAAAGTATAAAAAGCAAGATTCACACAAATATCAAATATCTTTTTTTGTCCAGAAGATAATTGATAATAAGAAATAGGACTATCAAATTTAACTTCTATCTCTTTATCTTCATTAAGATAAAACATACATTTTAAAGGAAAAGATAGTTGTTCTAAAAAGGAACTTACTAAAGATGTTATTACGCCTAAATAATCTTCTAAAAAAGTAATTCTAAATAAACTACCATCCTTTATTACAAATTCTTTTAAAAAATTAAAATGTTCTATATCTATTTTAACTTTAGAAATCTTTTCTAATAAGATATTTAAATTATTTGCTTGATTATTTAAAAGTTCTTTTAATTCAGAATTCTCTTTAATAAAATTATCTAATTCTTTTAACTTAATCTTTTTATTTACTTCTGCTTCATTTAATTTGTTTTCTATTTCAATATATTTATTATAATTATCTCCTAAAAGGTCAATCTTATTATTAAGTTCTTCATATAATCTTTTCTTTTCAGATATTATATTTAAAATAACATCTTTATTTATATCATTATAACATACAGGACATTTACTTTTATCTAATAACTCTTCTGTTTTTGAAATTTCTTTTTTAAGAAGAGATATACTTTCTTTATTTTTTAAATACTCATTATAATCTAAACTTAAACTTTCTTTTTGTTCTGTCAATTTAGTAATAATTTCTAATATCTCAGTAATTTCTTTTTGAAGTGTTTCTATAATTTTTAATTTATTATTATAGATATTCTTTAAATTATCATTTTTTAAAATACTTATTTTACCTTCTAAATTAGAATATTCATAGTTCAAATCTCTTAATTTATTAAGACAGGATACATAATATTTATCCCATTGAACATCTGTATAAAGATTTTCTATATATTTAATTTTATCATTATTATTTAATAACATAAAACTATTAGACAAATTAAATTGTTTAAATAAAGTATAACTTGTTTTTAACTTAGTATTGATTAAAGTTTGTATATCTTTATTAGATTTAAGTGATAATTCTATGTTATTCTCTTTTATTTTTATATTGTTTCTTAAAGGATTATTTTTATCCCTAATACGAGATATATCAAGAGAATTATTAGTTTCTTTATCATAGAGAAGTAAGTTTATTTCAGATACAGAAGTATTATGGTGAAATATCCTGTCCAGAGATAAATCAAGATTACCAGTTATACCATATAAAATACTATTTAATAAATTAGATTTACCTACTCCATTAGAAGATTCTGAATCTGAACTAATAATACCTATAATACCAGAATCTATAAATTCAGATATTTCAGCAAATTTAAAAGATAGAAAGTTAGTTAGTTTTAACTTCTTTATTATCATATTTATATAATATACTAATTAGAGATAACAAAGAATTTAAACCATCTTCTTTAATAAGTTTAGTAAGTTTTAACATATCTTCTTTAGTAAAATCTTTAGAAGGGCTATTAAGAATATAATCCATCTGTATTTTAGCATTCAAAGTAAGTAAATCATTCTGCAAGATATTAACAAGTTTATAGTTAGTTTCTAATTTATCTTTATTTAATAATATAGCATTTAGAATTTTAGGAAAAGATACTTCAGGAAGTTTTAAAAAAGATATTAAATCATCTATTGTATAAACAAATCTATTATGAAGCCATAAATTATAAAATAATTTCTCTAAGGTTTTATCACCTATACCTTCTAATCCTTTTATATTATCACTAACATCTCCTTTTAATGCTTTATAAAGAGGATAAGAAGCGGGAGGACAGTATTTAAAGTATTTAATATATCTATCATAATTATGTGTATTGATAACTTCATCACCTTTAGAAATTATATTTATTTGAGGAAATACTAATAATTGCCAGAAATCATTATCATTAGACATTATATATATCTGACAACCGGGACTTATAATTTTAGATAAATTACTAATAGAATAACCAATTAATAAATCTACTTCTACTCCTGGGATTTCAATAATATTAAATTTTAATAATTCAAGATATTCTTTTAATCTATCTAATTTTATTCTAAAATCTGTTTTCTGTAAACTCCTATAAAAAGAAGCCCTATTACTTTTATAAGTATTACTGATACTTTTATGTGTCTTAGCACCCCTATCAAAATAAATTAAAACATTATAATATGGAATATTAAATTTTTGAAGTTTATATAAAATACTTTTTAAAAATATAAAGATAGTTCCTAAATGGGAATAGGAATTTTTAGCATAATTAGAAAAATAACTTCTTATAAAAAGATTATATCCGTCTACTATTAAAATATTCTTAGTATAATCCATCAAAAATATCTTCCTTCTTTATAAAAGAAGTCAATATCTTACGTTCTTTTGAAGTCAAATTACATAATCTATTAAATATTTTATCTCTGTTTTTAGATTTTAAAATATCGTTTACTAACATTAAAAATTTTTTATATCTAACATATTTATAATATGTAGGAATTAATTTAATTTCTTGTTCAATTTCGTTCTTTTTATTAATTAATATATTTATAACTTTATCTATTACATATTCGCTAATTTCATTCTCATTAAAACTATTCTCAGAGTATTCTTTTAAAATCTTATTATTATGTTCATAAATATGTTCGCGTTCTTTATTTATATAATTTACTAAGTGGTGCTTAACTATTACTGAGAAATAAGAAAAGGGATTCATTTTTTTACCTTCTTTCTTAGGTTTATAATATTTTACTATACTAAATAAATGAGCAACTCCCTCATTAATTAAGTCCTCAAATTCTATAAAAGTATGATTATACCAAGATTCTTTAATAGTTGTCCCATTAATTACTCCAAGAACAAGTTTTTTGAAATATTCCAATAATTTATCTTTATAAGAAACAGGATTTTTTTTATATAAAAGGACAATCTTATTGAACTCCTCAGGATTAATATAGTAAGAATTTTTATCTTTAACTGACTTACGATGTTTCTTCTTCATTTATTGATTCCTTTTGGGCAGACAAGGATAGTTCTTTAGAAATATATTTAAATATCTTTTCAGAATTTTTATTATAAATATCTGTCCATTCTTTTAATGAAAACTTTTCTATCTTTAAATCTTCTAAATCAAGACTGAAATTATTTCTTTTAAGGTCTTTAATGTTCTTGTTCTCTAATAACCAGTTAAATGCACTCCAGATATCAGAAAATCCAGTTAGTGGGTCTAATACTAAAGTAAATTTATTTGGTGGAGAAAACTTATTCTTTCTAAGTTTAACATTCACTATTCTGTAGTTAGTAAAATAATCAAAATCTTTACTTCGTCTCAAATCTAACCATAACCAGCAAGCATATTCTGGTGCTTTACCTCCCGGACAAACATAAGGGTCTTCAAATGGAGAAACATTAATTTTATATCTTAATTGATTAACTGCAACTAAAGTAATATCAGCAGAAGAGAAAAGAGAAGTATATTTGCGGAACATCTGACTTAATAACCTTGCTCTTAATCCCATTTCACTTTCACCTACCTTACCATTGACTTCAGCGTCTGGGGGAGTTTGAGCAATACTATCCCAAATAATTAAAATAGGAACATCAGTATTCATTCTTATTTTTTGTATTTCCTTTTCTAAAGTATTGAACATAGATTCTATAGTAAATATCTCCATATCAGGAATATATATTCTCTCAATATCTTCTTTTGTATATCCTAAACTTGTTAAACGTTCTTCAGAAATTGCGTGTTCTGAATCAAATAAAAGTATTACACCATCTTTAACATCTCTTAAAAAAGATAATCCAAATTGTAATAACAAAGTCGTTTTACCACTTCCTTCTAATCCGACTATTAAACTAAATTTACCCCTTGGAATACCGGTGATATAAGTATCAAGTAGTTTTATACCAGTTCTAAAAATTTCTAAGTCATTAGAGAAAGGTTTATATGAAGAGAATAATGAAGTCAGTTTCTTCATTTGTTATCCTTTTTATTAGTAAATAAAAGTTTATTTCTTATTACATACTTTTCACTGTCAGTTAAATCTACTTTATCATTTTGTGTCACTATAGTATAAGACATCTTTTTATCTTTAACTTCTATCTTTATTACATTATTTTGTAGATTTTTGAATTCGTTTATCTTGAATTTTTTGTTTTCAAAAAAGTTTGATGGTAAATAATTTAGGGGAACAAAGATTATTCTTACATCATTATCAACTTTAGCCGGAAAAGATATATAAGTTTTAGGTCTCGCAACATTTTTATCTTGAGAAT